CGAAAGCCGGCACGACGCCGTGGGTTCCATCCAGCCGGCGACGCCGAAAGAACTTGAGCGCCTTCCCGAAGAGGATCGGGACAAAGAGACCGTGTCCATCCATACGGCTTTCCCCCTGCGCACGGGCGGCCGGGACACGGCGCGACCGGACCGGATAACCCGCACGAAAGACGGCGCGGCCTATCTGGTGGCCAGCGTCGAGCCGTGGGGACATCTCGGCTGCGAGTTCGTGAAGGCGCTCGCGCAGCGGGAGCTTGAGTAATGGCCAACACCAGCGCCACCGGCGGCTACCTTGTTCCCGAACAGGGCATGACGCGCCATGAGCTTGAGGAGCTTTTGCGGACGGTCTTTTCCGGCTGCACGGGGATCAAGCGGATCAACGTACGTACGAAATGGAAAGCGGAACCCGACAACATCCCGAAAAAGGCCGAAACATGGCTTTCGTTTGCGATCATGAGCCGGGAAAGCCCGAAAGCGCAGGTACTGCACCTCGAAACACTGGACGGGGAAGGAAGCAGCCGCGTCATGACGCACGAAACCATCGAAGTGCTGACGAGCTTTTTCGGGCCGGACGCCGAGGACATGGCCGTCAGGCTCAAGGCCGCGCTTCAGGTTTCGCAGAACCGGGAGGGGCTCTTCCGGGAAGGCGTGGCCTTCGTACGCGGCGGGAACGTCACGACGATGCCGGAACTTGTCGCCTTCGGCTGGAGGCCCCGCGCCGACATGACGCTGACCTTCCGCCGCGCTCCGAAAAAGAGCTTCGGCACCGTTGAAATCCCCGCCGAATCCCCGTCCGAGGGCACCGTAAACATCAGGCACGCGAAAGAGGCGGAAACCGGCTTTCGCGTAAACAGATAGGAGAACCGTCATGGCGAAAGCGCTCAGCGTCGATCGTGTCGTCAAGGTCACGATCAACCTGCAACCCCTGGCTGCGGGCCGCCGGAACTTCGGCGTCCTGCTCATCGTCGGCGCGTCCGACGTGATCGACATGGAGGAACGCATCCGGGCCTATACCGGGATCGACGGCGTGGCCGCCGACTTCGGCGTGTCGACTCCCGAATACAAGGCGGCGGAACTGTTCTTCTCCCAATCCCCGCGCCCCTCGCAGCTCAGGATCGGAAGGTGGGCGAAAACAGCTACTCCGGCCGTGCTCAAGGGCGCGGTCCTTCCCGACGACGAGGCCGAACCTTCGGAGTGGACGGGAATCACGGGCGGAACCTTCGCCGTTTCCGTCGGCGGGGCGAGCAAGGAAATTACGGGGCTCGACTTCTCCGGGGAAACGAACCTGAACGGCGTGGCCAACGTGATCAGTACGGCGCTGGCGAGTGCCGGAGCATCCTGCGTCTGGACGGGCGAACGCTTCGTCATGACCACCACGGCGAAGGGGACGGCCGCGAAAATCGGCTACGTGTCCCCTCTGGGCAGCCCGTCCGGCACGGACATTTCCCGAAAGCTCCGCATGACTGAATCGACCGGGCTTCCGCCCGTCGACGGCGTCGACGGCGAAACGGCCAAGGAAGCCGTCATGGCGCTCGCCGACAAGTCCGGGGATTGGTACGGCTGCGTCTTCGCCGACGAGGCCCTGACCGTGGACGATCATCTGGACGTCGCCGCATACGTCCAGGCGGCATCGAAATCCCGCATCTACGGCGTAACGGATACGGACACGCGGGCGCTCGACGCCACTTATGCGAACGACGTCGCGAGCAAGGCCAAGACGCTCGGCTACACGCGCACCATCGTCGCCTACAGCCAAAATCCCTACGCGATCGTCTCCGCGATCGGCCGGGCGTTTACCGTCAACTTCAACGCCAACCGCTCGACGATCACCCTGAAGTTCAAGCAGCTCCCCGGTATCACCGCCGAAGGGCTCACGGAAACGCAGGCGACGGCGCTCAAAAACAAGCGCTGCAACGTGTTCGCGGCCTATGACAACGACACGGCGATCTTTCAGGAAGGCGTCATGGCGGGCAGCGCCTACTTTGACGAAATCCACGGGCTCGACTGGCTGCAAAACGCCGTGCAGACGGAAGTCTGGAACCTGCTTTACCAGTCGAAAACCAAGATCCCACAGACGGAATCCGGGGCGAACCAGGTTATCGCGTGCATCGAGGCGTGCCTTGAAGAGGCCGTAAACAACGGGCTCATCGCACCCGGCACGTGGAACGCCGACGGCTTCGGGCTCCTTGAGCGCGGCGACTACCTCGAGAAGGGCTACTACGTGTACGTGTCCCCCATAGCCGATCAGCCGCAGTCCGAGCGGGAACAGCGCAAGCTCCCGGTCATCCAGATCGCCGCGAAGCTCGCCGGGGCCGTCCACTTCGTCGATGTACAGATCGACGTCAATAGATAAGGGGAAAAACAATGGGATACACCTACAGTTTTCTTGACGTGCAGGCAGCCATTTCCGGCCCCGGCGGCAACTTCCCCCTTGCCGGGGACGAATCCGGGAACAGTGAGGAAGGCATCACCATCGAGCCCACGGGCGACAAGAACATCATGACCGTAGGGGCCGACGGCTCCGTCATGCACAGCCTGAAAGGGGATCGTTCCGGCACGGTGACGGTGCGCCTTTTGAAGACGTCGACCATCAACGCCGCGTTGCAGGCGCTCTACAACTATCAGACGACGTCGAGTTCCCGCCACGGCCAAAACACGATCACTATCCGCGACGTGGCCCGGGGCGACACAATCACATGCCAGAAGGTCGCCTTTGCGAAAAACGCCTCGAAAACCTACGCGGGCGACGGCGGCATCATGGAATGGACCTTTCACGCGGGGACGATCTCCGCCCTTCTCGGAGCGTAAGCGATGCAGTTCACCATCAAGGACAAAACGTTCAGCGCCGGGCTCATGCCCGCCATAAAGCAATTCCATGTCGTGCGGCGGCTCACGCCGCTCGTCGACGCGGCAAAAGGCATGCTTGACGACAAGGCCGTAAAAAAACTCATGGAGGGCGGGAAAACCGAAGACGTGCAGCTTTCGGACTTCCAGTTCGGGCCGATCGCATCCGTCCTCGCGTCTCTGCCCGACGCCGATTTCGAGTACATCGTCAACGCCTGCCTTGACGTGACCGAGCTGAAGCAGCCCGACGGCGGGTTCGCTCCGGTACGCGTCAAGGGCGTCGTCATGTTCCCGTTCGATCTGTCGACGCTCATCGGCATCGTCTGGAACGTGCTCAAGGGGAATCTTTCCGGTTTTTTCGGAGACCTCGGCTCGGCTTTGTCCGCCAAGGGGCCGACGTCGCCGTCGAATGGGTAAGCCTTCCCACCGGCGAGGACTGGATCATGCGGCCGGTCATCCGGGGGGTATGCCGGTTTGAGAGCCTCAAGGACGGCGTCCTCACGCTTGAGGACGTCGCCCTCATGAACGAGGCGCTCGACGTGCAGGACGAGAACGAACATAGGTATATGACTGCAAAGGAAAGGGAGCGCAGATAATGGCGGGTGCCGCGAGAATTGCCGAGTTTTTCGCCTCGGTGGGCTTCCAGGCCGACGAAAGGTCGCTCAAGTCCGCGCTCACGAAAGTGGCCGCCTTCGGCGCGTCCGTTTCCGTGCTCGCGGGCGGCGTCTTCGCGTCGCTTGTGGGCATCGCCAAAGCCGAAGCCGACATCGCCGCGCAGGCCGACAAGCTCGGCACTTCTTCGGAACGCCTTGAGGAACTGCGGTATGTCGCCGAACAGACGGGCTCGAGCGCCGACAAGCTCACGGCCGCGCTCGAATCCATCGCCTCGAAGAATCCCCGCATCAAAGACACGGCCGCCGCCTTCGATCTGGTTTCCGACCGTATGCGGGGCATGTCCGAGCTGCAAAGAAAACTCTACGCGCAACGGCTTGGCATCGATCCGACGCTCATTCCCATGATGACGGACGACGTGGCCGGGCTCCGGGAGGAATTCCGGGCCATGTACGCTGTGGCCGGGACGGATGCGAAGGCCGCCGCCGAAGAGTCGAAGGGCTTTTTGAACGAGCTTGCCAAGCTGAAGACGCTTTCCGGGATGCTGGCCAAGGCCGTGGGGCTCGCCTTCATCGGCAAGATCCGGCGCGACATCGAAAACCTGCGCCGGGTCATCATGGAGAACTTCGGGAAGATCCAGCGCATCCTGCAAATCGTGATCGGCTTCGTCATGCGCGTGGCCGGGGCGATCGGCGCGTTCGTCTACCGCATCATCAAATGGGGGGGACAGCTCGTCGGCTGGTTCGACAGTCTTGACGATGGGCAAAAGAAGCTCGTCATCGGTGTGGGGCTGCTCACCGCGGCATGGAAGATGCTGAACC